CGGTTTGGTGGCCTCAAATACTTGGTCAATTGCAATTGCTTGACCGAAGGATTCGACGCCAGAAACGTGGATTGCGTGGTCTTGCAACGAGCGACAATCAGTCCAGGCCTCTACTACCAAATGGCAGGGAGAGGTCTTAGGACGCACGAAATCAAGAGCGATTGCTTGGTTCTTGACTATGGCGAAAACATCGCAAGACACGGGCCTATAGATGCTATCGATCCAGGCAGGCGAAAGCGTGGCAAGACAAAAGCACTTGAAGCACCTGTAAAGCAATGTCCGAATTGCATGGAAGCAATAGCAATCCAATGCAAAATCTGTCCTCATTGCGATTACATTTTCGAGACTGAGCCAGAAATCAAAATCTCCGACAAGCCGTCGAGCGAATCGATTTTGAGCGACGGCGAAGAAAAAGATGAACTTGAGTTTGTGCCTGTCAAATACGTCGAGGTTACATTGCACTCAAAGAAAGGCACTTACGGAGGCGGTCAAAGATCGATCAGGATCACCTACTACGGTTACTCGACAATGGCTCCACTGATAAGCCAATGGATCAACTGCGAGCATGAAGGATTTGCCAGGATAAAGGCCGAACAATGGTGGATGAAATTCAAGACTGGTAAGCCATGCCCGACAGATGCTGAGGATGGTGTCGAGATACTCAACCAGCACTTTCAACTGAATCCTTTAGCGATCCCATCGGCGGTCAAGTTCGGGCCACAAAAGAAGGATCCAAAGTGGGACGAAGTAAAATCGATTTCATTCGCTAAGAAGTATCGTGCTTTCATTGGTAATCCATTTGCGGAATCGGAGGTGCAAATTGACCTATAACCTCAAAGACTTCGCCCAGTGGGTGACTTGGAAAGCTATCGACGGAAAGAAGTCGTTTGCAACTTCCGATGGCAAAGCGGCCAAGTCAAACGACCCATCGACTTGGAGCTCGTTCGATGCAATCGAAAGCCTCGGGAATCACTGCTTTGTTTTCTCGGCGGAGGATCCTTTTTTCGGTATCGATTTGGACGACTGCATACATGACGACAAGCTATCGGCAACGGCTCAAAAGCTTGTTGATATGTTTGACGGCAAAGCGTCCATCGAGGTGAGCCAAAGCGGAACAGGCTTGCACATTACCGGCGCGGGCCGAAAGCCAAGCGAGCGAAGTCTCTACACGATCGACGGCCAGAGAGTCGAGGTTTACGATTCCAAGAGGTTCTGGATTGTCACATGGCAACCGCTAGACCCGTCGAGCGAAAACAGCATACACGATTGCCAAAGCGATCTTGATGCGGCTATCGCTTGGATGGAATCCTTTGACTCCAAGAAGCAACCGCAAAAGAAAGATCCGCCAAAGCCTGCCTTGATTTCTAGTTCGAGCGATCTAGAGAATAGAGCAAGAGCGTATCTTGCCAAGGTTCCCGTCCCGATGCGAGGGGAACGAAACAACGGGATATTCAAGGCTTGCGGGCATTTGCATTCATTACGGGATGAGATCGGCGGAAAGCTTAGCGTCGATCAAGTGGCGAGCCTGGCTCAAGAATGGTACGGAACTTCGGATCCAGAAGTCGATTTTAACTACATCCACCAGCGAGCTAGAACGAGCGAGGTTTGCGGGACTCCAAGAGCCCCAAAGGTCGTCGAGACCAGCTACCGTCCGATTGAGCCATGCGAGCTCATCGAGATTGATTTGTCGGCTGAAATCGATCCGGCTGAATTCGTCGAGTCACTCGTACCAGATCGAGGTCTCATCAAAGAGGTTTATGATTTTTACCAAGATCAGGCGATCAGCCCTAGCAGCATCATCGGGATGGCAACGGCGGTTTCGTTTGCCGAAATGCTTTTTGGGCAAAGGATCCAAAGCCAAACAGCACTGAGGACGAACGACTTGAACGTAATCCTCGGGCCGACAGGATGCGGCAAAGAGGCTTGCGAAAAGACCATAACACGGATCATGGATGCGGTCGATTCTCCAGGTATGGTAATGCCTGCAGGAGTTCAGAGCGGTAACGGATTGCTAGGTTACATGGCGGATAATCCGGTTTGCATCTGGGTCAAAGACGAATTTGGAGTCTACCTTGAAAATGTTTTCGGGAAGCGTAAGCAACCAATGGAAGCCCAGGTTGGCCGTCTACTGCTTGAGCTCTACAACAAGGCCGAAACCCGATACAGCGGAAACGCGCACGCCAGCGGGTGCAAGAACGCGATCGATCAGCCTCATTTGGTTCTACTTGGACTAAGCACCCAAGGAACGATCTTTGATAGCCTTAGTTTCAAAGACGTTGAGAATGGATTGATAAACCGGATTGCCTTTTGGGTCGTCACTGAAAGACCGGCTCTCAAAGAATTCCCGAAGATGGCAAGGGTTCCAGATAACCTTCGCAACAGGGTATCGGGTTGGCTAGGAATCAAGCCAATGGGACGCATCGACGGATCGCTAAAGGAAAGGCCGGATCCTTACGTCATCAACATGACCGATGAGGCTTTCGCAAGGTGGAATCGGCATCGAATGGCGATCCATGAGCGATCAAGCGCGGAGGACGATGGGCGGTCAAGCCTATGGACTAGGACAGCGGCCAGGACGATGAAGTACGCTTTGGTTCATTGGGCAAGCCGATATGATTTAGGTTTACTCAACGAATTTCAGCAGGCGAGTGATCCCGGTAAGATCGAGGTCAAGGACGTGGAATGGGCGATCAGGCTTAGCAACTTTCTGACTCGCTCCGCTTGCACCCTGATCGAGAACAACACGGTCAACACGCATAAGGGACGCGGCGAGGTGGCTATCCTTGATTTCGTCTCTAAGTCTCCTGGGTGGGTCAGTCTGCGAACGATCATGAATCGAAAGCACATCTCCAAGGGCGATCTTGTTTCGGCGGCTGTCAGGCTTGAGGCGGAAGGAAAGATCAAGCTTGAGCAAAAGCCATACGGAAAAGGCGGAAAAGAGCAGATTCGAGTCTCAAAAATAGACTCCTAAAGTTGTCGCAAAACTTGTCGCAAAAGTTGTCGCAAAACAGATAACGGTTTTGAAAGGTAAGAAAAACAAATGGAAATCAAAGCAGCATTAGAAAAAGTTTGCGACAAGTGCGACAAGTGCGACAAGTTTGCGACAACTTTGCGACAACTTCAAAACAACAAAAAACCAATAAATTCATTGATATACATATATATATATATAGAAGTTGTAGCAGTTTGTTCCCTTTGGGGTGTACCTATCCTTTTGGGATCCTTTTGGGCTCTTTGGGTGAATCTGTCTTTGTCTCCCTATATTGCGACAACTTTTTATGCGACAACTGCGACAACTTCACCAAAAGGAGGTAGCCTGAAATGAAACTTTCCGAATACTTTGCCAACATCGAGGATTTGAAGGAAGAAAACAAAGACCTTCGCAAGCAGCTTGAGCGAACGAGTCGAAAGCTGACCGAATCTCAGGCAAGAACCAAAGAGTTATTCGACGCACTCCGAGCCGTCGTCAAGTCGGATCATCCAGCGTTAAGGAGGAAGAAATGAAAATCGGCGATAAAGTTCGGGTATTGTGCGAGGTCACGGAAGGGCCGTATCGAGGCCGTATCGAGTGCAAAAATGGGCCGGTGCATTTCCATCCGTTGGTCGGAGAAGTTAAGCCCGTCGAGCCCGAAGCGGTTGAGCAACCTACAAAGAAAGAGCCGACCGAGACGCAGAAGATAGCCGAGCGAACCATGAAAGCGATTTGGGCAACTCAGCCAAAGCCAGAGCCAGAACCAGTTGTTAAGGAATCCTTAAACACTGAAAGCGACAAACTTAACACCGTGACGTTTGACATTGGCGATCCTGTTATGTCCTACGATGGGCGGAAAGGTATCGTCGAAGCGATCAATCTTATCGCGGAATTCCCGATCACAGTTAGGCACTCGATGCGGGAGCATGTTTCCTATAAGTTTGGAGGAGTTAAGCATGACGAGACGACGCAAGCACCAGATCCGGTCAATCCATCGCACTACAAGCAAGGATCGATCGAGTGCATCGAGGCGATGAAAGTGGCTCTAGGCGGCGGCTTTCTTGGCTACCTTCGCGGCAACGCGATAAAGTACCTTTGGAAGTACGACAAGAAGAACGGCATCGAGGATCTCAAGAAGGCTAGGTGGTATCTCGATCGGTTGATTCAAGAGGAGGAGTCGAAGTGAGCAACAATAGTTTGATACTGCTGTCGCAGGATGAGCAAATGCAAGATGGCGATTTTGTTTTTTATAAAGATTTGAGAATGCTCATTCGCATTTCTTACGAAGGAGTTGCATGCACGCATCGCCACGCTCCAAAAAAAGAATGGCTTGAGTCCGTTAGTAGGTACAGGCCAAGCGGTGATTTTTTCAATCAAAAGAGTCTTTCGCCATGCCGCCTGCCTGATGTTTTGATAGGGGACGCAAGGTGCGAGTTAGTAGCTAGGGCTGGTGATGATTTCGAAATCTACAGACTCATAAATCAAACGCATCCGGTTATCTTTTATTTGCCGACAACGGAGGAAACAAAGTGAAAATTTTCATTCCAGGCGAGCCAGTGGCGCAACCACGGCCAAAGGTTTCGACGAAGAACGGCTTTCCGAGGGCCTACACAGAGCAAGACCATCCCATCCATGCTTTCAAGCAAGCTGTTCGGTTGGCTTGGAAATCTTCGATCAATCGATGCTTAACAGGGCCATTGTCAATCGAGATTGTTTGCTGGTACTCAAGGCCGAAGGGCCATAGCAAGATTCGTCGAGCGAGTCGAGAACCTAAGATGAGCAGGCCGGACATCGACAATACGGCCAAGGGCATCCTCGATTCCTTGAACGGTGTTGCTTACATCGACGATGGGCAGGTCTACCGACTGACCGTCGAGAAGTGGTACGTTGGGCCAGAGGATCAGGTCGGCACATGGATCGAGGTGGTACAATAATGGAACGCAAAAACATTTCCCAGCCCGATGAAGCTTGGGCGGCATGGGACAAAGCAGCGGCGAAACTCGACATGACTCTAAGCCAACTGATTTTCGAGGCTATGAACGAGCATTTAGGGCTCTTTCTGACGCGCAAGATCAAGAAGCGACCAAAGACAGCAAAGGCGGCTCGGAAGCGTCTAAAGCGAATTTAGAGCCGTTGCTTGCAATTTCAGCGGGTCAAGCCTAAAATGCGGGAAAGGAGTCAGAATTATGGAAAGTCTTTTCAAGTCCAAACGGTTTTGGGTATCGCTGGCAGCCGTTGCTGTCGTCGTCCTTAAGGACAAGGTTCCCTTGACTGAGGATCAAATACAGATCCTGGTTTACGCCGTTGGAGCGTGGGTGGTAGGTGAGTCGATTCGTCCAGTGGATCCAAAGCCGGAGGTGACCAAGTGATTTTACTTGAGCGATTGAAGGAGCTCGGCAAGAAGCATGAAGGCGACTTTGCCCAAGCCTACGCCGAAGCAGACGGCAACACTCGGACGGCTCGCAGGATTCTTCGGCACAAACTCAAAAGTGTTTACGGATTTGATCCGGCGACGATGGCGATGATTTTCGCGTTGATTCAACTGGCCTTCAAAGTCTGGAAGTGGGCCGAGGATAACGGCTACCTCTCGTCCTACAATCCTGCGGACGTGCCAATGGGATATCTTCTTCAGGTCGCTTACGATGCTGGAGAATTCGGCGACGATGACGATCAAGACTAAGCCCTCGGGAACCCGATCTTTTCCGATACCCTTAGCGTCGGTGAGTTCCCTGGGGCAAAAAACAAGGATGGATGATGGCTGACGAAAAGAAAAAAGAAAACTGGTTGCCTTGGATTGTCGCGGCGTTGGCGGTCTTTGCGATGTTGCGGAACCAGCAACCGTCGGACAAGCCACAACCGAAGGATCTCAAGGCGGTCGTCTCTCAGACGCTACCATCGATCCGATCGGCCTACAAGCAGGCTTTCTTGGAAGCAGCATCGAAGATTGAATCTGGCGAGATTAAAGATCAAGAAGCTTGGACGAAATTCATTGCCGACAACGCAGGGGCCAAACAACGGGAAGCACTCGATCGAGTCTATGAGGCCATTGACAAACTCGATTTGCCTGCAAGCTTCGCCGGTAAGGAATCAGAGATAGCCAAGGTCAATCGGGAGATAGCGGGGGCGTGGTAATGAGTGATTTTTTCACAGGCTATGACCCAACCATTGAAAATCGAGACGCGATCAAAGCAGGATCGACCGAAATTGCTTTCACCATGCGAGACTTCGCGGCACCCGAAGAAATCGATCCTCGAAAGTTGATGCGGCATGACAAGCAAGGCAACATGGGATCGTGCCAAGGCTTTTCGCTTACTAATGCTTGCGAGTATGTTTGGTCGTTGGTTCATGGATCGTTTAGCGTTGATCGTCAGTTGTCGCAATTGTTTGCGTATCTTGAGTCACAAAGACAAAGCCAAGGTCTACTCGGTCGCGACGCAGGATCCACCATCGAAGCAGGCTTGAAGGTCGCAACGTCGATCGGGATGCTTCCCGAGAAAGACCTACCATACTCAACGCCATATCCATCGAACGCTCGGACGCTGATTACCGATGACATGAGGATGAAGGCTTTTCCGTATCGCATCGGGTCGCATACTTGGCTAGATTCGTATGATGCCATCTTTCGATACTTGGCAAGCGGTGTAGGTGCAGTTCATACCGGGACGCTTTGGAATGACTCGTTCTACGCTCGCAACGGGGTGCTTGAATCGGTCAGTCTTCGCGGCGGTGGCGGTCATGCTACGGCGTGGCTAGGGTACAGCAAACGCAAAGACAGCAAGAACCGCAACTATATTTGGAGACTCAACAGCCATAACGATTCTTGGACTGAGATTGCTCCAAGCGTGATTGATGCTCTCTGTCGGCATCAGTGGACATCGATTGTCGGCGTGTCGGATCTTTCAACGCCAGGGCCACGCAAAGTATCCTGGATGCAGTCGAGGCCATTGGGATGAGCAATCTAATCGAGCATTACCCAGAGCCTTTAACGTGCATGAGGCTTGATCCTATGACTTCCCAAGAGTTGGTTTATGCAACCAGAACAGTCTACCTAACCGAGTGGCCTAGAGGTGATTCGTTTTCGAGTGCCTTCACAACGGTATGTCGAAAGTCCACTTTTGTAGTCTGTGATGCTCGGATTGCTATTGATTCTGCGAGCCTCGACAGGGAGGCGTTAGGATGAACCTCAGCAACGGAGAAAAAAGGATGTTTGCCTTGATCGGTCTTTGTTTATTCAGTTGGTTCTTTGGATCGAGC